TCTGTCGCCAGACCGCCGTGCGCGCCGACAACCCCAAGGTCGCGGCCAAGCTGGCCAGCGCCAGTACAGTTGGTGGCGTCGAGCGACTGGCGCGCGCCGACCGCAGGCATGCGGCCACCACCGATGAATGGGACGCCGATCCGTGGCTGCTCAACACCCCCGGTGGCGTGGTCGATCTCAAGAGCGGCCGCAAGCGCGCAAACGACCGCGCCGACCGAATGACCAAGATCACCACGGCCACGCCGGTTGGCGACTGCCCGCAATGGATGGCATTCCTGTCCGATATCACGGGCGGCGACGTTGACCTGCAGGCCTACTTGCAGCGGATGGTTGGCTATTGCCTGACCGGCGTGACCAGCGCCCACGCGCTTTTCTTCCTGTACGGCACCGGTGCCAACGGCAAGAGCGTGTTCGCTAATGCCATCAGCACCATCCTCGGCGACTACGCCGCCACCGCGTCGATGGACACTTTCGTCGAGACGCGTGGTGACCGCCACCCGACCGATCTGGCGGGCCTGCGTGGCGCGCGCTTCGTGACGGCCATCGAAACCGAGCAGGGTCGACGCTTGAACGAATCCAAGGTCAAGGCCATCACCGGCGGCGACAAGATCTCAGCACGTTTCATGCGCCAGGATTTTTTCGAGTACACGCCGCAGTTCAAGCCCATCATCGTCGGCAACCACAAGCCCGCCATCCGCAACATCGACGAAGCGATGAAGCGGCGGATGCACATGATCCCGTTCACGGTGACGATCCCGCCGGAAAAACGCGATGGCCGGCTGACCGAGAAGTTGCTGGCCGAGCGAGACGGGATTCTGGCGTGGGCTGTGGCCGGTTGCCTTGCGTGGCAACGCGATGGCTTGAAGCCGCCCGCCTGCGTGGTGTCGGCGACCGAGGAGTATTTCGAGGCCGAGGACGCTCTGGGTCGCTGGCTTGATGAACGCTGCGTGCGCGAACCCAACGCCAAGTCACTGACTGCCGAACTGTTCACTGACTGGAAACAGTGGGCTGAGTCCGCCGGGGAGTTCATCGGCGCGCAACGACGTTTCTCCGACCTGCTCATCACACGCGGGATCGAGAAATGGCGTAACGGCATGGGTGTGCGCGGGTTTCAGGGCATTGGCCTCAAGCATCCGCCGATGCCCGCATACACCCCCTACACGGACAACTGACCCCATGAAAAACACATCGTCTGACGCAGCTGACGCATTTGCACATAACGCTCTATACGCGTGCGCGTGTGCGCGCCTTAGGAGAGTTTCGACATGCCGTGTCAGCTGCGTCAGACCCGTGCCAAACAAGGACTAACACCATGACCACAACTATCCTCGCCCTTGATCTGGGCACCACCACTGGCTGGGCGCTGCGCGACAGCGACGGTCACATCACCAGCGGTTCCGAAAGCTTCCGGCCACAACGTTTCGAAGGCGGCGGCATGCGTTTTTTGCGCTTCAAACGCTGGCTCACTGAAATCAAGCAATCCTGCGACGGCATCAATTACCTGCACTTCGAAGAAGTACGCCGTCACGTCTCGACCGATGCGGCCCACGCCTACGGCGGTTTTCTCGCCACGCTCACTGCGTGGTGTGAGCACCACCAGATCCCGTACCAAGGCGTGCCCGTCGGCACGATCAAGAAACACGCCACTGGCAAAGGCAATGCTGGCAAGGCGGACGTGATTACGGCGATCCGTGCGCGTGGCCATAACCCAGTCGATGACAACGAAGCTGATGCTCTGGCCCTGCTGAACTGGGCCATCGCCCAGCACGCACTGGAACCGGAGGTGTGAGATGAAACTGCCAACACCCCAATACCGTTGCCCACTGGGACGGCTGCAGCCTGACGTTCAGGACGTAGACGTTATCAAGCAACGCGGCTGGCGCGACCAGCATATCCTCGTCGTCAATGCCGATGACGAACGTCTGGATTGGATGGAGCGTGAACTGGTGCGCCAGATCGGTGAACGTCTCTACGGTACAGGAGGACGACGTCATGGCTAACCGTCGCAACGCTTGGACTATTGAAGACGTGGCCGCGCGCTTCGAGGAGGCTGCCAGTACTGGACGACGCTTACCTCCGGTACGTGTGCAAGGCTATTTCAATTGCTGGCCTGCCATCGTGCGCAAAGAGTGGGAGTCATTTGCCGCAGATGAGAAGGTGTACCGTCCGTTTCCGCCAAGCCCGGATGCCATCGACCGGATGCTGGAAACGATGCAGTGGGTGCAATGCCTGGAAGTCGAGCAGCGACATCTGGTATGGATGCGGGCGAAACGTTATGGCTGGCGGGACATCACGATTCGATTCGCCTGCGACCGCACCACGGCGTGGCGCAGGTGGCAAAAGGCGTTGGAGACAGTCACGACAATGCTCAACACTGCCAACGGCCATCAGGTTTCAACTTCCTGAGCAACGTAGGGTAATGGGTGATGCGTTTGTCTTTGTCTTGATGCATTTGTCCTTTTTGGGGGCTGCCGGACATGCAACAAAACACCCGGGAGTGGCGTAGTATTTCAGCTATCTTCTGGACAGCGGTGACAGCAAAGGAAGTGGCCCAAGGCAAAAGGGGTCCTTCCTGGCCAAAAACCAATGCGGGGGGAGCGAGCGCGGCGCTTTTTTAGCGTCAGGGCGCGAACCAAGGTTCGCACGGTTCGCAGTTCGCACCCCGCCAGTTCGCACTAACCCCAAAACCCGCCCACGGCTTCGTCGGCGGGTTTTCTATTTTCAGGACACCATCTTTGAACACGCTCAACGTCGAGTACCGCAAGGTCGAGGCGCTGATTCCCTACGCCCGCAATCCGCGCACGCATTCCGATGCGCAGATCGCCAAGATCGCCGCCAGCATCGTCGAATACGGCTGGACAAACCCGGTTCTGGTTGATGGCGACAACGGCATCATCGCAGGCCACGGTCGTCTGGCTGCTGCTCGCAAGCTTGGGCTGGATCAAGTGCCGGTGATCGAACTGGCTCACCTCAGCACCGCGCAGAAACGTGCGCTGGTCATCGCCGACAACAGACTGGCGCTTGACGCTGGCTGGGATGAGGAGATGTTGGCGCTCGAACTGGCGGAGCTTTCCGAAGCAGGTTACGAGCTGTCGCTGACCGGCTTCGAGAACATCGAGATCGACGCGCTGCTGGCTGATGCCACGTCCGCTGAAGCAGAACCGGTGGTGCAGGATGAAGCAGACGTCAACGAACCCGATGCAGCAGACGATGTGCCTGCTGCGCCAGTGGTCGCAGTGTCGCGCGAAGGCGATCTCTGGGCCATCGGCTCGCACCGATTGATCTGTGGCGACGCCGCCGACCCAGCCGTTGTCGCCACGCTGATGAAGGGTGACACCGCGCAGCTTTGCTTCACCTCGCCGCCTTATGGCAATCAGCGCGACTACACCTCCGGCGGCATTGCCGATTGGGATGGCCTGATGCGCGGTGTGTTCGCAGATTTGCCGATGACGGACGACGGTCAGGTGCTGGTCAACCTTGGGCTGATCCACCGAGACAACGAAGTCATCCCCTATTGGGACGGCTGGCTGTCCTGGATGCGTCAGCAAGGGTGGCGGCGCTTCGCGTGGTACGTCTGGGATCAGGGGCCAGGCATGCCTGGCGACTGGCAGGGCCGGCTGGCTCCCAGCTTCGAGTTTGTTTTCCACTTCAATCGCAGCACCCGCAAACCCAACAAGATCGTGCCTTGCAAGCACGCAGGCCAGGAATCACACCTGCGCGCTGACGGGTCGTCCACGGCGATGCGTGGCAAGGATGGCGAGGTGGGCGGCTGGACGCACAAGGGTCAGCCGACGCAGGACACGCGCATCCCCGACTCGGTGATCCGCGTGATGCGCCACAAGGGCAAGATCGGGCAGGACATCGATCACCCGGCTGTGTTCCCGGTGGCGTTGCCGGAGTTTGCCATCGAGGCTTACACCGAAGCCGGAGATATTGTGTTCGAGCCCTTCGGTGGAAGCGGTACCACGATGCTGGCCGCGCAGCGCACTGGCCGCCTCTGCCGCAGCATGGAGATCGCACCGGAGTACGTGGACGTGGCCATCAAGCGCTTTCAGCAGAACCACCCTGGCGTGCCGGTCACGCTGCTGGCAACAGGTCAATCGTTCGAACAGGTTGCCGCCGAGCGGGCCACCACCGTTGATGATGAGGTGCTGGCATGAACTGGTTGGCAGACAAGATCGAGCAGTGGCCAACCGCCAAACTGCTGCCCTATGCACGCAATGCGCGGACGCACTCGGATGATCAGGTAGCCCAGATCGCCGCATCGATTGCCGAGTTTGGTTTCACCAATCCGATCCTTGCTGGCAGTGACGGCGTGATCGTTGCCGGGCATGGACGCTTGGCCGCAGCACAGAAACTTGGGCTGGAGATTGTGCCCGTGGTCGTACTCGATCACCTGAGCCCAACCCAGCGCCGCGCCTTGGTCATCGCAGACAACCGCATCGCCGAGAACGCAGGCTGGGATGATGCGATGTTGCGGATCGAGTTGGAGGCCCTGCAGCTGGACGGTTTCGACCTCGAAATCACCGGCTTTGATGCTGACGCGCTGGCCGAACTGATCGCGGGCGACGAGCCGAACAACGAAGGCCAGACAGATGAGGATGCGGTTCCGGAGGTTGGCGAGACACCGATCTCGCGTCCAGGCGACGTCTGGATCATGGGCCAGCACCGACTGCTGTGCGGCGACTCGACCGTGGCAGAGAGCTATGCCCGGCTGATGCAAGGCGACGTGGCAGACATGGTGTTCACCGACCCGCCGTACAACGTGAACTACGCCAACAGCGCCAAGGACAAGATGCGCGGCAAGGATCGCGCGATCC